ACCAAAAGTCTTGAGCCTTGCACCTGCAGGACGTACTTCTGATATATCAAACTTTGGTATCTGTCCAGTGTACAGCATAGCAATAAGTTCCTTCAGGGACTTAGCCCATCCGGGGCGGCTGTCACCAACCTTAATTATCGTATCTGTTTCATGGAAGTCTTCATTAACAATAGGAAGTTTCTCAATGTTGTGACGCTCAACACTAAAGCCTACGCCTGTACCACACATAAGGATGTACATTGTTTCGTCAAAGGCACGTGGGCTATCTACTGGTACATATGAACAGTTGTATCCACCTACATGACAACGGTCAAGGGCAGGACCACTGGTCATCAATGCTCTCATGCTTGGCATGATTGATTGGTTAAGTACAGCCTCTTCTAGTTCTGACCTTAATGAATCAGAAAGCTTATAGTTGTGTTTATCAGAAAGATGTTTAGCCATATAATCAAAATATCTGGATACAGTTTCACTCCATGTCTCCCTGCGTTGCTCGTCCTCTTTCCAACGTGCATAACGTGAAAGAGCAATAAAGTTTTGATAATCAGTTGGTAATATATTTTGCATATAAATCCCCTTCCATTTTGAACAGTGAATAAGAATAGATTGTAGCACAATTGGGCTACAAGTACAATAATCTAGTGTCCTAAAACTGCGTTAATTCTTTTGCGAACATAATCTATCTCACCTGATTTAAGAACCTTGAATGCAAAGTCTCTCATGTAAGCAGGGTCAATACCTGCGTAATCACAGACAGTATTAAAGTCTTCTGCTGTTACTCCTACAGACGCAAAGAACCAAGCAACAGCCCTATCTCTTTCTAAGATAGCCGTGTCTGGTTCTCCCTCATAAGAAGGCTTTGTCGCGTCCAGTAAAGCTTGTAAGATTACTGTCATAAACAAAGCCTTCTCAGGTGTCTTAGGGACATTTAATTCTACATCAATTAGAACTATGTCTTCTTTTTGCATTCTTCTTAAACCATTCCTGTGGAATACCTTCTCCACCTTTGCAGTATTGAAAATTATATTTGTCGCACCAGTCTGCGTATGTCATCTTCCCACCCTTATACAGTTTCCTGTAAGGGTTATCAAAGACAAACCGAATATCCACATCAGGATGTTGGTCACGTAAGAACAGATGTTTTTTTCTGTCTTCAAGCATGAACCTACCCTTTACCTCTAGGATAATACCATTAGGTAAAATAAAATCAGGTATGTATTTTTTATCCTCTCGCCATTCATAAGGTATAGGGTAAGGTTCATACTTAAACTCGATATTATATTTGGTGAGTACAAAAGCAGTGTTCAGTTCAGAGTTAGAACGATACTGATGCTGCTTTTGTATTCTTGATTTCTTTGCTCTAGGCATTAGTTACCTCTAGTACATCAGGTGATTTAGCTACCTGAGTTAGATAACGTACTCCGTTAGAGTATTGGAACTTTCTTAGACCTACACCACCATTAGCATCCTTCCAACATTCTTCATTAAATGGACAGAAGATACAGCCAATTGCTAGTTTCCTGTTGCCTGACTTACCATCAGGCTCATCAGGATAACAGCGTGGTGGTGGTGTTTCAGATTGTAAGAATGACTTTACTTTATTGATACGGTCTGATGCACTTATCATGTGTACAGATTGCACATCCATCAAAGCTAACTCAGCAGAGGATTTATCTACCGCAAAGAATGCTGCGGCTTTATCCTTACCTGCTTCTGCATAACCAGAGATTTGCGCAATGTAACCGAATGGGTCATCTGTATGTAGTGTACCTTCCTTAAACTTCTTGAAGGCATAGGGTGATGCTGATTTGATATCAGTTAGTACACCATCAATACGACAATCCTTATGGCCTTTAACGCCATTGATTTCTACCTCGCCCTGTTCATCTGATACTTCATGTCCAGACAACTCAGTCAGTAGAATAAGAAGAGCCTCTAGGATATCTCCAAACATAAACTTTAGTTTAGTCTGCCCATCTATTGGGCGTGGCTCTGTAACCCCACGGTAATCATACCATAGTTGACGGTCAGGTTTACCAATCTGTGACATACGTAAGCCACCACCTGCCTCACGGCGTTTGGTTCCTTCTTTTAGTTGGCGACCTATACTTTGCCACAAGCTTCTGGAAAACTTTTCCATAGCCTCACGGTTACGCATAGTGCTTACGTCAACACCATCTTCCAACATTTTATAGATGTCTGGTATAAGTGTTTTAATATCAGCCATTTTGTAACTCCTTTCTATGGATGAAGTGTTTCTTCTATTAGTTTGTCCAAATACCATCTGGCTTTCTTCAAATCTTCTACGCCATTCTTGTATCTGTAACGCCAAAGATATTTCATTATGTTACCTTGTAGATAGTATTCAAATCCTTCATCACCTGTTGCGGCTTTGATTGCATCAATACATTCTACACCTGCTTGATTGTAATGAGGTGGATGGTCAACCATGTCCTCACCTACAGATGTAACCAATCCATTTTCATCGAAGGACAAAGGAACTCTATGTGAATCCATAACATACCCCTTTCTATTTGTTTAGAAGTGCTGACGTACCCAACCCTACACTAGTCAGCCCACGACCATATAACTTAATGTGTCGCACCCTTGTTGATGTTATACCTCTATGAAGCTACAGAAGTGCCGAAGGGGATGTCATCAGAGAACGCATCTTCTGAAGCGGTATATCCACTTGGTACAACATCAAAGTCTTCATCAGCCCCATAAGGAATGAGGTTGACAACTTGTACTGCCTGAAGGTCAGTACCTACACCTGACTTACCAGCATATTCCCACTCATAAGTCTTGAACAGTACGTTCACATCTGAACCGTTACCAATGAGTACATTACCCATGTCACGCTTCTGTGCATCTTTCAATGCAGGTTTGGTATTCTCTGAACCATCACGGCGATATTGCTTACGCTTGATGGAAACAAAGTCACCACGGTCATCACCTTTGTTCTTGATAATCAAACCAAGGTTCTTAGCCTTGTCCAACTCTGCACCAGTGAGTGCTAAGTCAATAGAGTACACTGGCTCATAGGTTGTGTTAGGTGATGAGATGGTTGCCCAATGTGATTTTCCTGATAGTACTGGCATAATAATGCTCCTTTCTTCTGTGCGAACTTAGTCGCTTTCGTTGATGATTTGTGAATTATGACACCACTAAGCGGCAGTGTCAACAACTTTTTTATATGCTTTTATCACATCCGATGAAAAAAGTTTCTGTAAGTTTAGAAGGTACATCTTAGATGCATTGTGGTCACCACCTGAGACAGACCTTTTATAGTCTAGGTTGTCAATGATTCGGCGTAGACTATCCGTATCAAAGACAAGAGTAGCAAAGATGTCGTCACCTATACATAGGTTATGGAACCAGTAGTCTGCTTCCGTTGCAGCAATGCCACTAGGTTTGCCATAGGATTCATATTCAATCGCTATGTTACCAGTGTGCTGCCAGACATCACGCTCAGATTTAACTTCAATCTTTTTGTCTTGAAGCATATCTGCAATTGCTTGTTCACGTACCTTACCGTATTCTAAATCTAAATCAAACTTCTTACGATTAGCTACGCTTGGTTCTAGGTTATTCATGTTGTCTCCTTTCTAGTGTGTTTCAGACCAGTTGTTACCTATCTTATATTCACTGTCAAGTGGACACTGAACATTTAGTTCTTTCTCTACACGTTTCATAGCGGCCTGAGTTATCTTGCCAAAGCTTTCTGCTTGGTCAGCTTGTACCTCAAACTGATACTCATCGTGTATAGACGCAACAAGATTGTAGTTGTAATCTCGTTGCGTCATAAGCGTTATCTGGCGTAACCATTCCTTACAGATGATTGCACCTGCTCCTTGCAGTAGTAGGTTTGCGGCGGCGTGTTGTTGCCTAACCTTTAGGAGCCTACCATCGAGGCCACGTATATAACCATTACCTGCCGCCCGGTCAATCTTATCACGCAAAGATTTCAAGGCGGGTAGGTTAGCCATAAACTTATCCATGATGGCCTTACCTTCTTTAGCACCACCACCTACGATAGTACCAATCTTAGCGGGACCTGCACCATATATGAGTGCATAAATAAATGTCTTCGCATCATCTCTGGTTGGTAGTCCTGCCGCCTTTTGATTAGCCGTATGGATGTCACCACTAACAACCTCGTTAGTAAAGTTATTATCGCCCATGTAGTGAGCAAGACATCTTAGTTCCAAAGAACTAGCATCACATCCTAGTAACTTGTATCGACTGTCACTAGGTATCCACACTGCACGGCACTCCTGACCGAAGGGAGAATAAACGGCAGGTACTTGTGCCATGTTGGGTGAATTGTGTGCCATACGTCCACTGATGGCTTTCAAAGTAATAACTCTACCATGAACCTTACCATCATCCTTCACTACGTCCAACCAAGATTGGACTTGTGAAACTCTTTTCTGCAACAGCAGATAGTGTGCAATCTTCTGAGCCTCTGGAATATCTACATCCTTTAACGTACCTTCATCTACAATTGGATGACCAGTAGGTGTAAAGTTAGTAGGCTTCCAACCTTTCTCCATTAGACGCTTACCTATCTGTTGCCTAGATGCAGGATTGAATACTTCTACATTGTCCTTTAATCGCTTACCAGTCTTCTCTGAGTAGCGTTCAGTAACAATAGGTGGGAAGATGCCCTGCATCTCTTGTTCAATGGTTACAGCCTGTTCTGTGAGCCTTGCAACTAGGCAAGATGCTTCAGGTACATTAAGTTTGAAACCATTACGTTCTTGTTTGTCAACGATTGCTCGTACCTGATGTTCTAATTCTATACTCTTCTTAGAATATTTCTTTAGATTAGGTACAAGATGTTTATACAGTCTTACTGTAAGCTTAACATCGTTGACACAATAAGTTAACATCTCTTCATTAAAAGAAGAGAAGTCTTTGTA